GGCGCTGCGGTACCGACCTATTCGGTGGGCTCCATGCCCCTTGCCACGGTCGCCTCCGAGGCGTGGAACACCTTCACGCCGGTCTGGAGCACGCCGAGCGGGGGCACCGCCCCGGCCATCGGCAACGGGACACTTGCCTGTCGGTACACGAAGATCGGACGCACCGTCATTGGAACGATGCGGCTCCTCCCCGGCACCACGACGACGTTCGGGACGGCCGGCAACAAGTGGTGTCTCTCGTTGCCGTTCCCAGCTCAGACCGCCATCAGCATCTGGGCCATCGTCGGCTCGGCCAAGCTGTGGGGCGGCGGCGCCAGTCAGAACGTCCTAGTCCGGCTCGACGGGAATGCCCCCAATAACCTGTCACTCTGGTACGCCGACGCCTGGCCGGCGGGCACCGAGCGCGCCGTGGACGCCACGCACCCCTGGACGTGGGCGAACGGCCACGACGTCGATATCCAATTCATGTACGAAGCGGTGGCCTGATGGGTGTCTCCGTCTTCCCCGCCGCCATCATCCCCGCCGGCCTGGTCATGCCCTACGCCGGCTCGGCCGTCCCTGACGGCTGGCTGGCCTGCAACGGCCAGGAGGTCGCCAAGCTTCAGTACCCAGCTCTCTGGGCGGCGTTCGGTCAGACGCACATGTACGGGAACCCGGTCGATCCGACGAACAACTTCCTCCTGCCGAACCTCAAGGGCAAGGCCATCGTCCACATCGACGGTGGCGACGCCGACTTCAACGCCCTGGGCAAGATCGGCGGTTCGAAGATCTCGACAGCCCCGCACACCCACGACCTGGCGAGCCACGCCCACACCCTGGGAGGCCACACCCACAGCCTGAATAGCCATACGCACACAGGGAACAGCGGCGGGCCGAGCGATAACACATCGGACTGGTATGCCAACCCGCAGGGCTGGCAGAACGCCAACGCCGACCACTGGCACGGCATCAACCACTGGCACACAGGAAATATCGGTAACACCGGCTACAACTACGCCACGGCGCACGCCCACCATGACCGGCCCGGCTACGCCTCCGAAGCACCGTGGGAAGACGAGCGCGCTCCGGGCGCCTCGATCCCTCTCAACATCGACGGCACCGCCAGAGGTGCGCCGAACGGAGACGGCGCCTCAGGGTGGATGAGCGGCCAGCACCAGCATGGGCTGGAGCAGCACAACCACGGCATGAAAAATCACTTCCACACCACTACTACCGGTGGCCCGAGTACCCCGAACACTCTTGGGCCGAGCGGAGGTTCCGATGGCCCGAACATCAACACGTCCGGCCCCAGCTCTGCCGCTGCCGTTAGCGGCAACCTCCAGCCCTACATGGTCATGACCTATCTCATCAAGTACTAGGAGCAGCTCGATGATGAAATACGTGTGGATCTGCGATTACTGCGGCAAGTCCACCGAGCCCGGCGTTGGTACACCCGCGGGCTGGTACACGGTCAACCCGCCGCAGGGTCAGACGCACTACTTCGACACGGTGAACTGCATGGCGTCGTGGGCCAATGCCCAGGAGCCGGCACCTGAGCCGGCGCCCGCACCCTGATGCCGCGCTCCGCAGCTCTCGACATCCCGTTCAGGCCCGACGGCGCCGGCAAGATCATGGCGACCTATGACCTGACCCGGGAGATCGCCCTACGGCTGCGCTCGATCATCGGAACCAACCCCGGTGAGCGGGTCATGCGGCCGAACTACGGGAGCGGCGCCGGCCTGGCGGTGTTCGAGGCCAACGACAACCTCCACGCCGCCATGCTGGTCAACGCCATCAAGACCGGGATCCAGCAGTGGGAGCCGGCGGTGACCGTGGACAACGTCAGCATCGACCAGATCGACCTGGCGGCCGGTGTTCTCAAGATCCGGGTCGAGTACCACCTCGTCACGACCGGCGAGGTCAAGGTCGCTGTCATTTCCGTCACGCCCACAGCCACGGCCGGGTGGCCGAGCTGAGGAGGATAAATGCCTGAGCCGCTGCCGCCGATTGACTATTCGTCGAGGGACTGGGCCTCGCTGCGCGCCGACCTGATCAACGCCAAGCGCCAGCGGATGCCCGAGTGGACGAGCGAGTCGCCCAACGACTTCGGCATCGTGCTCATCGAGCTGTTCGCCTACGTCGGGGACATGCTCTCGTTCTACGCCGACCGGGTGGCGAACGAGGCGTACCTCGACAGCGCCATCCTCCGCAGCTCGGTGCTGTCCATCGCCAAGATGCTCGACTACAAGCCGACCGGGATGACGGCGGCCTCGACCACCCTCCAGTTCACGACGCCGCCGTCGGCGGGGACTGTGACCATCCCCGCCGGCACCCAGGTGCAGACGATCCCCGACATCGGCCAGACACCGCTCATCTTTGAGACTGACGTCGATCTCACGCTGGCTTCCGGCGGGGCCACGGCCACCGTCACCGCCACCCAGGGGCAGACGATCACCAGCGAGGTCGTGGCGACGTCTACCGGCGCCCTGTACCAGCGCTACGCCCTGTTCCGCTCCCCGGTGGTGGATGGCTCGGTGTCAGTCACGGTGGTGGAATCGTCGGGCGCAGCTCTCCAGTGGAGCTATCACGACCACCTGATCGACGTCGGTCCCTACGACCCGGCCTACACGACGTCGATTGACGAGGGCGGTATCACCTGGATCGAGTTCGGCGACGACGTCAACGGGCGCGTCCCGCTGACCGGCGCCCAGATCCAGGCCACCTACCGGATCGCTGACGGCTCGGCCGGCAACGTCGGGGCCAATACCCTGACCCAGCTCACCAACCCGGTGGTGGTCAGCGGCGTGTCCCAGCCGGTCCAGAGCGTCAGCAACACCTCGGCGGCGACGGGCGGCGCCGACCCCGAGACGCTGGAGTCCATCCGCAAGAACGCCCCGCGCTCGCTGACCGCCATCAACCGGGCCGTGACCGTGGACGACTTCGCCGCCCTGGCCCGGCGGGTAACCGGCGTCGGCCACGCGAAGGCTACGGCCACCGGTCCCACGGCGGTCACGGTACGGGTGGCGCCGGTCAACAACCCGGGCTCGGCCGCCTCGGCGGCGGTCAAGACGGCAGTGACCAACTACATCACGCCCCGCATGCTGATCGGCACGACCCTGACAGTGGCCGACCCCACCTACGTAGGGGTGGACGTCACGGTCACCATCAACGTCCTGCCGACTTACAAGCGGGCCACGGTGCAGACGGCGGTGACCAACGCCATCAACGCCCTGTTCGCCTACAGCGCCGTGGACTTCGGCAAGCAGGTGTCGCTCAGCGACGTCTACCACGCCATCAACACCACCGAGGGCGTGGATTACGGCACGACGTCGATGCTGGGCCGGACGCCTGGGACGCCCGGGACCGCCGCCGACGTCGTCATGGCCGCCAACGAGATCCCAATCGCCGGGACCGTGACCGTGAATGCAACAGGAGGGATCGTCTGATGCCCGCCATCTACCCGGGGTCTATCCGCAGCTTCTCCACCAAGATCGACCTCACCGACACGGTCTTCGCCCTGCACATGAATGACGTGCAGTCCGAGATCACGGCCATCCAGTCCACGTTGGGGACCAACCCTCACATCGGGGCGACGACGAGCACGACGGTCAGTGACCGCGCCGCCGCCCTGGAGACAGGGAAGTCGGCGACCACCCACACCCACGACACCGGGGCCGCCTGGGTGGGGCTCACGATTCCGGGCCACGACATCGACACCCGGCACACCTTCGGCGCAGCTCTCGGGAATCCCGTCACGCCTTCGGCCATCGTGGTCGGGGCGGCCGGCTCGGCCGGTTCCGGGGTGCACCCGGCCAAGGAAGACCACATCCACCCGATGCCCTCCGCTCTCTCCCTGGCCGCCTCCGTCATCCCGCCCGGGACCATCGTCATGTTCGGCGGCGGGACGGCGCCGGCTGGCTGGGCACTCTGCGATGGCGCCAGCTACCCCCGGGGCACCACCAGCTCGGACACGTACTACAACCTGTACCAGGCCATCGGGACGGCCTACGGGACGGCTGACAGCACGCACTTCAACGTCCCTGACTTCCGCCAGCGCATGCCGCTCGGAAAGGCGGCCAGCGGGACGGGCTCGACGCTCGGGGCGACGGGCGGCTCGAAGGACATGGTCGTGCCTCAGCACAGCCACCCCAACACTCTGGCGAATGCCAATGCCGACCACCAGCACTACACCGACCACACCCATACGACCGGCTGGTCGGGCAACCACAAGCACCCGACCGACCCCGGTATGAGCGGCTTCCCGGCCTTCCCCGACATCATCGCCATCCGGGCCAACACCCTGCCGTTCCGGGCCAGCGACACCGGTTCGGGGTGGATAGTTACCTTCACCCGGGGTGACACGCTCCTGGCCGCCGCTCCCGACCACAATCACGGCAACACCGGCTGGATGATCGAGCGCCAGTACACCGACCTGGCGAACAACGGGGCGAACCACGGCCACGCCCTGACCAACAACAATGCCGGCGTCAGTGCCACCGACGCCAATCTCCCGCCCTACGTGGTGGTCAATTTCCTGATCAAGCTGTAGGAGCTGGGCCATGCCCGACTACGCAATTTACGGAGTCCATTTCTACGGCACCGCCCGGTACGGCACACCGCCGCGCTACGCCTTCGATCTCGGCATTTTCGAAGCCCTGCCCGACCTCTACGACCGGATCAAGGTCAACTGGGGCCACCCGAGCGGGAGCTGGGACAAGCTGCGCCTCGTCCGGGGCATGACCGGCTTCCCCATGGATCAGACCGAGGGAACGCTGCTGGTCGAGGCCAGCAATACCGACGGCAGCGGCAACGTCCTCATCGCCGGCCTGCCGCCCGACCCTCAGACCTACGAGGACACCCGGGTCGCCCCCCTGCGGTTCCACTACTACTCGATCTTCGTCCGCACGACGCCGGCCGGCGACTGGATCCGGGCCGGCAACACCGTCTGCCTCCTGCCCAAGGACTACGGCTACGCCGACCGGCTCTACGAGCTGACGCCGGGGATCTACCGGGACGACGACATCTACATCTCGTCCTACCTGGGGCTGCCCATGCTCCAGACCTACCTCAGCCTGATCGGCTACGAGTGCAACACGCTGCGCTCGGAGATGGAGTCCCTGCTGTGGGTCATGGACCCCGACCTGATGTCCTACGGGCTCCTGGCCTACCTGGCCGACGAGCTGGGCTTTCCCCTGGAGGCCGAGCTGGGCGGCGCCCTCATCCGCCGCCAGCTCCTCAACGCTGTCTACGTTTACAAACTCAAAGGGACGGCGCTCGGCCTGGAGAAGGCCGTCGAGGTGCTCACCGGCTGGTCGGCTGAAGTCACCTCGGCCTCGGCTGGCACGGTGGACGTCACCCTCCTGGCCGAGCGGGTGAACCTTGTCGTCAATTCCTCGGCCGAGACGGACGTCAGTTCCTGGACGACAACCAACGCCGCCCTGGCCCGCTCCACGGCCCAGCGACTCTATGGGTCGGCCAGCTTCGCCCTCACCGTCACGGCCAACGGTGACGTCACCGCCGCCACGCCGGCCGGCACCGCCGGCATGCCGGTCACGGCCGGGTCGTTCTACACCGGCTCCCTGTCGGTCTACAAGGCGTCGGGGACGGCCAAGAGCCTCCGGGCCGACATCCGGTGGTACAACGCCTCTGGCGGCCTTCTGAGCACCTCTCAGGGCACGCCAGTGACCCAGGTCATCGGGAGCTGGAGCCAGGTGTCGGTGACCGCCGTCGCCCCGGCCGGCGCCGCCTGGGCGGCGGTAGTGCTGACCGTCCTGTCGGCTGACG